CTAGTAGCAGTATATTGTATTCTGGCACTAGTATTTGATATAGTTATACTCATCTTAAGGCCTTTTTCTCAATTTCATCAAATAATGAATCCAAAAACCATACATTTTGAAATGGTAAAAGTCTACGCACATTTCTTGCTGTGTGATGGTTGTACTTACCTGTACCCCATGTCCAAGCAATATCTCCTATATTTGCAAGTTGACTAGCACTTGGACCAAGCACATCAGGTACAGGATTATTAAATAAATCTCTATATGTACCATATGGTTTTTTTGCTCCAAGCAAAGGTCTAAGACCTATTTCATTATTAGTTAATCTTTCTAGTGCATTGTTTACATCAGAAAATATACCACCTAATCCTGATCTATCAAATGCATCTACTAATTTTTGTCCTAATGGTTTTTTAGCATAGCTTCTATTAAATGCTCTTTGTCTAAATGCATCAACTGCTGCACCACTAGCTAATAAAAGTAATGCACCATTCAAGAAGTTTATATCTCTTTCTTGTAATCCTACCATCAACATTCTTTGTGTTGCTGCTAAACCAAACTTTTTAAACTGTAGTAATACTCCACCTAATTCTGTGTTTGCCCATAAAGGCACATCACCTTTAGATGGTGTAACAATATCTATTCTAGCTTGTTTACCTATTGCTGAATGATATACTTCTGCTGCTTTTATTGCTTCAGGTGTTTGATCCCATGATTCACTATTTGCTACTCTCATTACTTTATATTGATCGCCAATACTTTTCCAAGAGTTAGCATTTTTACCATATCCATGTTTTTGATATTGTTTATATATTTCTTTTGCTACATCATCATCTATGCCTAGTTTTCTAAGTCTAGCTAAATTTACTTTAGTAATTTTACCACCAGTAACTAATGCTTCTATTGATTCTAATGTTCTAGCACCATTAAACATACCAGCCATAGTTTTTACTGCTGTATTCCAAGGGTTAGATAAATTTAAAAATGTAAAGTATAAATTACCTACTGTACTCATACCTTGCTCAAATTTATTAAATACACCAAATGCATCGTCCATACCGTACATAGACATAGCTCTTTGACTTGTTGCCATATCAAGAGCTTCTCCACCAAGCTGTGTAGTATTTTTACTCATTCTAATTGTTTCTTTTGCATAACCATTTGTCATAACTTCTAATGACATTTTAAATGTTTTGGTAACACCATTAATCATAACTAATCTTGCTGTATCAACTGTTTGAGCTATACCAGTAAGCATAGTCATAGAATTATATAATTTACCTATTCTAATACCTCTGCTTAATGTTCTGTTTGGATCTTGTGGTAAACCATAAGTACCTCTTACTAATGCTATTGAGGCATCAAGATCATCTAATATTTCATCTCTTTCTTTAATTAATTTTTTTCTTTGTGATGCAGATGTTGCAGCTTCTATAGCTTCATCATATTCATCAGCTATTTGTTTCATACCTACTATATTACCTTTTTGGTAATTAGAGCCAAAACCCATAGGATCACCGAATACTTTTGTTATTTCAATATCAGGTATAGTTTGATTGTAATATAATCTTTGTAATATATTTATATCTTTTTCTATAAAACCAGCATCAGCTAAAATTCTATAGTCTACATTTAGATTTCTACTTTTAAATCTTGAAGATACTCTATCTACTTTATTCATTAATTGTAGTTCTAGTATTTCTCTATCAGCAGCTTTCATATTACTGTGTTTAGATAATAATTGTAATTTTTTACTTATGTTTTCAAATTCAATGTAAGGTTGATATTGTTTAAAACTTTCTACTATGTCATCTATTTCATCTTGTCTAATAGCTGGATTTTTTGCCCTAAGAGCTTTTGCTAAAATTAATTTAAATTCATCAAAGTTTGCAGTAATTCTATCTTTTTTAAATACTATATTTGTATAATTATCTCTTTTTAATGATCCATGTGTATTTACATATTCTAATTTAGATTCTAATTTTTCTAATTTAACTTGTAACTCTCCTTTTCTTTTATTACTTTTTGTTCTACCTATAAAAAATTTAAGTGCATCTATTTGATGTTCTAAGTATCTTTGTACTATTTTTAATTCATCATACTCTCCACCAATAGATTTATAAAATTGATCTAATCCTTTTGATGCTTCTATAACTTCATCATCAACATCTAATTTACCAAATCTATAATCCCATATTGCTTCTCTAAATTGTTTAGGAGACATAACTTGTTGATTGTTAGTAAATTTAGTGTCAAAGTTTCTTTCAACAAAGTTTTGTTTATTTGCACCATTTCTTTGTAAATATTTTGCATATGCAGCTTCTATTCTTTTTGTTGCTGCTAAAACAGTTGGAGTATATCTTTTGTATATATTTCTTTCTATGCTACCAGCAGTAACTTTACCAGTACCAGCAAAATTTTTAATTTGATATAGAGGTCCTTCTAATACATTTTCTATAAATTCTTGAGCATTACTTGATCCATTTTTTAAAACTCTAAACAAAGGATTAAATGGGCCATCTTCTCCAAATATACCCATACCAGTAGGTTGTATTTTATTTTCTGTTCTTAATGCATCTTCTGTTGGTACTTTAGTTCCTTGTGGACTTGCAGCTCCTACAGTATTTTTATTAAATATAACATCATCTGCTTCATCTAATGCATCTGCAAGATCGTCAAATTTTTTACCTGTACTTCTAGGAACAGCTGGAAACATAGCTGGTATTATAAAACCACCAGCAGTAATCAATGATGTTTCTGTCATTGATCTTTCATCAGTAAACATTCTTTTAGATAATTCTTCTGCTCCTACTACACCACCAAATGCTGTACCTCTTTTTAATCTGCTACCAGTAATTAAAAATTTACCAGCTTTAGTAAAAGGTAATATTGTAGAAGGATCAGTAAGACCACCTAGTATTCTACCAATAACATATGAAGGACTACCTTGTATTTTTTTTTGTTTTTCTTTAAATCTTTTAATTAAATCTGCTGTATGCTTTGCATTATTACTATGCATAAAATTACCAATATAAGATTGTAGTTCAGTTCCTACTATTTGTGGATCAGCAAATATATTATATTCAGGTTGATATTCAAAAGCAGCATCTTCATTACTTAATACTCTTGCAGCATACAATGTACCAAGTGCTAATAAGTTTTCATCTACAAAACCATATCCTAAATTTTGTGCAGTATTTTTTATATTTGCAAAAAAAGGAGTATCGTCAACTGGTCCTATTTCTCTTTCAGTAAGAAATGACCTTCCTCTACCTACTGTTACTTCAGGCATTAATCGTATTTAATTGAATTAGTATATTGACCTTGTGTCCAAGCCATAAGTAATTTAGCTCGTCTTTCATTTCTATAAAAGATTCCTTTCATGTCATCTTCTATTGCAGCCAATCCATCATTATAAAGTTCACCTAACATAGTAACTTCTCTTGTTGCATATCTTGGATCATCTTTTCTTATAGCAGTACCATCTTCTGTATAAGCTGAAAACTTACCTAAATATTTTTCATCACCTGTTTTTATATAATTAGCAGTAGCTTGTATAAATGATTCACCTAAAGGTGCTCCTTGATATTGCATAGAAACAACTGCCATAAATAAATATGAATCTTTTACTCCAGTTATATCTACTCCAACATTTTTAAATTTTTGTATAGCTATATTTTTTGCTTCATTAATTTTAATATTAAATATATCTACTGCATCTTTTTCAGTTATAGTTTCTTCTTGAGATATTAATTTTTCAATACTATATCCTTTATCTTTTAGTGCATTTATTACAGTTTCGTTTTTTAATGATAAACCCATACCTATTGTCCAATCACCATTACCAACTTTAGTTTCATAGGCATTAGGTTTAAAAATCATATTTTCCTCTTCATCAAAAATATAATTATATAAGCTATCAGTATTTTTTACTCCTAATGCTTTATTAGATGTTTCTTGTTCGTTAATTCTTAATTGTATTTTTGCAGATTGATCTTTCCAATTATCATGATTATATTCAAAAAATGGTAAAGCATCTGCAATACTTTCTGCAACATCTTTACCAAACATAGTTATATCATTACCAAACTTAAACATATTATAATTTATAAATTCAGCTAATTCTTTTCTTGTTTCTCCCATACCTCTTTGTTCATATCCTTTTAATCTTTCTTCATATCCATCTGCCCATTCATCTATGTATGCTTGTTCTCTTAATTTATCAGGACTAGATTCTAAATAATCTGGTTTTGCTTCTCCAAAAATTACAGGAGCATAAGATGTATCACCATAAGGATTATCAATACTATAATATAATCCACTACCATCAAAATCTGCTTTTATATGATATGATGGTTGTGTAGTACTTGACCTTTCATCATATACAAATCTAATTTGTTTATTATCAATCATGTCAAATAAATTATTAGTTTGTAAAAAATCATCAGATATACCAAGTTCATTTCTTTGCATATCACTCATACCCATAATTCTTTTTTGTATATTTTTTACCATATCAGTTTTTATTTCATCTTCTGTAAGGTAATCACCATACTCTTGGAATATTGGATATTTAACTAAATCTACCATACTATTCGAATCCGTATCCTGTATTAGAAAGATCAGACATAACATAACCAATAATATCATTTATATCCTGTGTTATTAAAAAATTACTTCTTTGTTTAATTTGATCAGTAGTTATTAAATTAGTTTTATAATAATTAACTAAATAGTCTGGTAATACTTCCATCATTTTTTCTACACCTAATTGTAAATTTAAATCAGTTACTTCTGCACTATTTACTTTAAACCAACGAAGTAATGGAAAATCTATTAGTGGCTCAACTGTATCACTAGGTGCTAAAGGTGCTATTGTTGTTCCAAAGTTATTACCAAATATACCTAATGTATTTTTTTCTAAATAATCTGTCATTAAACCTTCTAATAAATCTTCATCTATGTCAGCTAATCTTGTGTCAAAAGCATTAATTATTTTATCTGATTCATCGTTTTGCCAAGCATTTCTTAACTCCCACCAGTTTTTTACATAATCATTTGTTGAAATAAATCTTTGATCTCTATTAGCTGTTCTATCAAAATAATTTTTGTAATCTGCATAGAACTGTCCTAACAACATTTGATTTTCTGCTGAGACACCATCAATTTGTAATGGTAATGGTGTTGGTGTATTTTGTAAAACATTAAACATTGCAGCTACTTGTACAAGTGTATCAATATTTTCATCTAAATTTAGATTTAATCCAGCACCACCTTCTCCTACATTTTCATTTATAAAATCAACAAGTGGCTGTGGAACTATACCCATATTAACACTATAGTTTACCATAGCATCAAAATCTTCACTACCAACACCTGATGCAAAATCTAATTCAAAAGTTAAATCATCTGGCTCTTTACCAGTTAAAGTATAAATATGTTGATTTATAATACCTGTTTTTATTTCTTCTTTAGTTACACCAGTAATACCTCTTGCTGACATTTCAGCAAATGCTCTATTAACAACTGTATTCCAAGTTTTATTAAATTTACCAAACTCTAAAGTTTCTCCATTATATATTATTGAATCAGTTGTATCTTCTTCAGCATAAAGAAATGCAGCATACTTTCCAATAATATTACTTTTTGTGTTTGCAGTTAAAACTTTTGTTCTATCTTCTGGTGTTGCATTTAATGCATTTAAATTTTTAATTAATGTAGATTCATCATATGAAGTATAAGAAGAACTAGCTGCATCTGTTAAAATATTTATATTTTTATTGTAATTAGTTTGTGCTTGGTTTTTTATTTTATTTTGTTCTACATCATAAGTTTTTTTAAGTGTGTTTACATACTCTTGAGCATTACTTACTAAATCAATTCTTTCAGCATTTGTAGTATCTAGTAGTGTAGTATAACCATCTAATCCATCAGTATCAGGATTTTCCATGTATTTAGTTAAGTTTCTATTTATTGTTGCTATTGCAATATCTACATTTGTAGGCTCATCTTTTACACCACTTGGTTGATATATTTCATTGTCATCATTTAGGTCTACTTGTAATACTGCTTCTTGATCCATTAATGCAGCATTTTCTAATAAAGCTCTATGTTTAGAATTTAATCTTGCTCCTTCAAATTTAAGTTGTTTATCTCTTTTCCATACTTCAGGTAAAGCTAATCCAGCTTTGTATTGTGGATCAAGACTATTATATAAATTTTCATATGAAGCAGATTTTTCTGTAAGTTCTGCTAAATGACTATCAACAAATGTTTGATCCCAGTCTTTATAATCAGTGCTTTCCATAATTCTAGAAGTATTAGATAACCATACATCAGTATCATTACTTAAAACTTTTATAGCATCTTGTTGTTGTATATTGTAATGTCTGTTTATTATTTGCTGACCTTCTCTAGCAGCCATCATACCTGAGTATTGTTTTGCCCAACCTTTGTATTTAGTAGGTACAGCTTCTACTAATGCTTCAATATATGGAGTAACAGTTTCATTAAATCCATTAGGATCAATTCTTTTTGCCATAGCAAATTCATTTATTGCTTTATAAGTATCTATACTAAACTGTGCTTTCCATTTTTCTTCTTCTATTGTTGCTACTCTTTTTGCTTGTAAATCTAAAGTTTTACCAAGTGTATCACTTGCTGTTGCAAGCCAATCACCACCGTATGCTGGTACTACACCCATTCTATTAGCCATAGAGCTAGGAGTTACTGATGTTTGTTTTTTACCTGTTGTTAGTGCCATTATCCTATATATTTACTCAAATCTATGTTTGGTTGTTTATTTCCGTCTTTGTTGTATTTATACAACGCCATGCCATTTGTTAATCCTATGGCAATAGAAGTATAACCACCAAATACTAAATCTTTTTCTTTCATATTATTTTCAAATAACATGCTTGTAAATTTATTATCTACTGCATTACCCATTAATCTAATAGTAGCTATGTCTTTATTCATTTTGTTTTCTACTTGTTTATTAATATTTAAAAAACTCATACCATCATCATAATATCCAGCAGTAGATTGAAATGCTTTGTTTTGTGCTAATTCTGCTAAAGCAACATCTCGTCTATCATTTTCTGCCTCTATTGCTTTTAGTCTTGCTAATCTTCTTTCTGTTTCTACTCTATAATTTTCTCTTGCTAAAGCTGCTCTTTGAGATTGTATACTAGCTATTTCTCCAACAGTTTTTGCTCCAGTAGCTGCAATAAAATATGTAGAACTATCTACATCTTTAAATGATTCAAATAATGTACCTATCTCAGAACTCATGCAAACTGTATCTCCATAGCTATTCCTAATACCTTTAATGGTAAAGGATCGTTTTGTGAAATAGTAATTGTTGGACTTTTACTATATCCTAAAAAATTAAACTCTTTTTTATCTGTTACTGCTGATAAATCAGTACCAGCTGTAAAGTTTACTTGTTGTATTACTAATTCTTTTGCTGACAAATCTTGTGCTTTCATAGTTATATCTAAACCACCAGATATATCTATGATAGCTTTATTAACTCTTTTTGGCTGACCAGTCAAAGGTCCACTGTCTATTTCTTTATCTATTGGCATAGTTTCTAATATAGGTGTAAAATTAAATCCTACACGAACACCAGTAGGAAAAGGTGCTGATGTAAGTGTAATTCTACTGTTAGCATCTACTGTAAATTCACCTAATGATCCATTACCAAATACTGCAAATACTTTTTCTGTGTTGTCATAGATACCATTTACTGTATGCATAAATCCATTTACTATTGTAATAGCAGCATTATCAGATGGTGTTGCTGCAAGATTTTTATTTAGTTGTAAATCAAATCCAGAAGCAGTTTGTGTAACTGCAGTTATTGTATATTCTGTTGCATTACCAGTTATAGTAAAAGTTTCTTGTATTGCTGGTGCAGTAGTAAATCCATCTGTTGATAAAGTGTTACCAGATTGTGAGCCACCATTTACTAAAGGTGTACCTTTTTGAAATACAGTAGTTGTACTAGAACAATCTAATGTAATGCTGTCATCATTAGCAAATTTTTCTAATAAATATTTTGTGCCACTTGGCATAACTCTTTTTACTACTACAAATAGTTTATCATTTAATGCTGTAATACTATGAAATTTATCTCCAGTTTGTGTTTCCCACATTGTCCAACCAGCAATTTTTTCATCTCTAATACTATGAAAGACTGCTATCTTACCATCATGTGTTGTGCCACTATTTAAGAAGAAAGCAAACTGTTCTGGTTTTATTTCATTACCTGTAATCATAGATAATTGTTTTGGTACATCAATAAGATGAGATGCTAAAACTGATACACTTGTTGATCTATATGCTTGTTCTACATCTGAGAATACATATTCTCTAATAGCTTTGCCATTCTTTTGACTAAATAAAGAAGCTCCATCAAAAGGTATAGGACTTGATCTATTGCAGCCATAAGGTGTTTGTCTTAGAAAAGTTATAT